GACAGAAAATTGTTCAAATCATAGATGCCAAACTCAGCAGGAATATCTTCTTTGATATCAACTTCTGCCAGAATGTTTTTGTGTGAAGAAACTGTTTTGAGTTTCTTACCAGGTTTGAAAAGAATGCCTTGGTTGATTGCACCAAAGTTCTTCAATACAGCAATTGTTTCGTTTGATAATTTCATAGTAACCTTTCATAATTAAGATTTATCAACAGAATACAGTATATCATGTTCATACAGAAACATCAAGCAGCAAAGTGCATGTGCCAGATGGTGTCTGCCTGATTCTGGATCAATTTGCTCACCTTCTTTCCATGCCCAAACATGCCTTTGAAGTGCATCAAAGTATCTGCGTTTAGAATCAGGCACATGTTTCCAATTGTCTGGTTCATACTTCTCTGCACCAAATGTCAAAACATCAACTGTAGCTTTGAGTGCTAGTGGTGGCACAAGACCATATTGTAATTTGCCACCATCAAACTTACGACCACCAGTTGTTGCATTTTGTGATGCCTTTACTGGGTCAACTTTCCAATCACTCTCACCTGGACCAGTAAATGTAACTTTCCAATTTGGATGCATTGGATACTCAGCGTCCATTATAATCTTCCTGTGTATTGTGCAACAGCAGGCATATTACCAGTAAATGCATAAGTGCCAATGTGTTGCGTTTTCATCCACGGACATAACCAAACTTGTCCACCAATCTTACGCCACATTTGACAGAACATATAATCTTCACTTAGATAACGGTCAGAACCACCACCAGTAATTGATTCTGCGGTGTCAATCACGGTATCAAAGAATGCATGAATATAACGAGTGCCGTCAAAGTTTGCTTGACCAACATGGTCAGGTTTGTAGTGAATCATCGGATAAGCATCTTTCATCTTATCAAACACTTCACGCTTGACCATCATAAAGCCAGTACCAATTTCTAAAACTTCTAATGGGTCGGTAACTTGGAATTGTTTTGTGCCTTTTACAACATTGAACACATACTCACCGACAAGAGTTTCTAATTCTTTCGGTTGCATGTTTGGATGATTTCTTGCGGCCTGTGCCACATTGCCCCAATTGATTGATTTCTTGGGATAAGGACCACCAATTACATCTTTGTCTAATGCCAACATTGCAATTACATCTTGTGGATTGTAATGAATGTCAGAATCGATAAAGAGAAGGTGGGTAAAATCTGAACGGAGAAACTCATCAACGAGATAGTTGCGAGCCCGTGTAATTAATGATTCGTTGAACAGAAATGAGAATTTGGTTTCGACACCATACTTTGACATTGTGGTCTGTAGGTCGAGGCATGATTTGATATAGAGTCCATGTGCCATGCCTCCATACATCGGTGTTGCCACAAACACCTTATTCTTTTTCAAATCTTCAACTTTAACTTGTATTTCCATGACAACTCCATAAATGAAAAAAGAGGAAGTAACACCTATATGTATTACTTCCTCTACGCTTTTTCTAAACTATTTTAGGCAAAAGCACGGACTCCATTCTCACGCAGAGCACGGATGCCAGCAGCAATCATGCGCTTGGTAGGAGTGCCAAGGCGATAGAAAGAAACTTTCTCACCGTTCGCATTGATGCGAGTGTTCAGGTAGATGGCATGACCATCTTTACGCAGTTCGTCAATCACGGCAGAAGGATTGGCGGCACCGAACATCGACTGCATCTTGTTGGCAGTCAGGGTGTTGTAAGAAGAATCTTTCGACAGATAAGAAAGGACTTTAGATTTAACAGACATTACGAAATACTCCATAAAGATTAAAAAGGCCGCAGTTAAAAACTTCATTTGAGAGGCGACCGTTCTCTCAAATCATGTTACAATTATATTATACTTTTATGTGTATGTCAACACTTACTTCGGTAGTAATCAAAAAAAGACCCATCGTTACCAATGGGTCAAAGTGCCGACCACTAATTAAAAAGGTTGTTCTTCTTCACTACGCATTTCTACCTTTGTTTCTTCAGGTTCAACTACAGGTGCCAGAATTTCTTCGGCAGTAGCACCCGCATCAACTTTGGTATACAAGTCAATGAATGACATTTTGGTATCGTCATCGAAACGATTTAGGCAGAGAGTAATTGCTTTCATCTTGTCACCAAAGATACCATAGGTTTCTACGATATGCACAAGGCGGCGAGTAGAAATCACTTCATCACAACCGCCATCAGCGAATGTTTTACGAATAACATCTGCCCAAGTAACAAGTTTCTCAGCAAAGTCATCATCGGCACGACCAACAGATACCAGTTCTTTCTCAATGATTTTGCGTTCAATCTTGGCAGGAGGAAAGTCTTGTTCCATTGTGGTACGAAACCGTTCGAGGAAGGCTTCGTTCAGCACATTGGTAAACATGTAACGACCATCGTCAGAACCTTTACCTTTTGTATTCGCAGTCGCAAACACAGTAAAGCCAGGCGCCGGTGTAATTACTTCGCCTTTCTTCTTTAGCATAAATGGTTTGCCTTCGAGCACTCGCTGAAGACTGGAAAGATTCTGAGCACCGTAGTCAATCTCATCGATACAGAGAACGGCACCTTGTCGAGCAGCAGTAGTCACAGGACCATCTCGCCATTCCATATTGCCATCAATGAGAACATAGTTACCAAGCAAATCACTCTCATCAGTTTCAGGTGTCATTGAGACACAAACGAATTTGCGTTTTGCCTTGGCACATGCCTGTTCGATAGACATTGTTTTACCATTACCAGAATGACCAGAAATGAAAACAGGAAAGAAACGATTCGCCATTACGATGGACAAAACATCTTCGTAGTTACCAAACGGCACATAGTTTTTGTATTGTGCAGGCACCAGATTTGTTTCATCTAGAGCCGTAGTCACATTTTGAATGCGACTGCCAGATTTTTCTACTTGTTGTTTTGGCATTTGAATAACTTGCCCTTGCATTGAAATTGCGGTAGAAGGAACTCGGTACTTACCACGACCGACACGATTCGATTCTTCTTTGGTGAAGAACCCTACAGAACCAAGACCAATTTTTGTTGCAATCTCTTTCAGTTCGGTACGGGTAACAGTATCTTTACCAGTAGAAATAAGAGCATCAATAAATTGTTGTTTGAGTTCGGCACGACTAGACATAATATAAAACTCCTATCACGATTGTTATACACCCATTATATCAGAAAATGGGGTGTTTGTCAAGCACCCCATGTTGCACAAATACAACACTTAGGCAGCAATGCCCTGTATGAATTTAGAGACAAGCACACGATTTACTGCCTTCTTTTTATTGAATTCAGTAAATGCTTTTACCAAAGATTTAGTAGTATGTTTGCCTTTTACTTCGATTTCTTCCTCATCAGTCTCTAGTTGATTACCGCCCGCAATCAAAAAGAACGAACCATAACCAGGAGACTTAGATTCTAGAAATTTTTCACTTCGCAATTCTTTCTGTTTCTTTGTAAGTGTTTCTTTGTAGGCAAACCAATTTGTAGTCCGTAAATCAATCAAAGGTTTACCATCAACATAGTAATGGCTTTCAATTGCATACTTAGCAGAACCACGACCAGAATCACAAATGAAGAAACCAAACACTTTCGAACCAGTTACTTTGTTGAACCAATCCATCACATTCACAAAAACAGTATTGTGGTCTGAAGTGAGTTTGCCTGTGAACTTATTTTTTGCATCGGTCAAAAAGTAATTTATTTCACGATGCATAAAGTAAGCACCACCCTTAAATTCTTTGCCATCATAACCAACTCTTGTTTTGTAAAAAGCATTATGAGCATCGGCATCACCATCATGCACAATGACAAGATTGGTAATGTCAAGATTGTTTTTCTGTTTGAAATCTTTCATAATCTCAGCAGTTGCAACCAGAGCCTCAGTCAAAGGTGTGTTTGACAAGTCTTCAGTTGCAAATCGATAACAACGATTTCGACTATAACGACCAGATTCATCAGTCTCAAATGATTCTTTAATGAGAAGCATATGTTTTGTTGCCTTAGTAAACTCTGCATTTGACATTTTAGAGTTTAGATACTCACGCAAATAAACACTTGCAAATTGAAGTTCGTTTTCGTTTTGCGTGAAACAA